ATTATAGCTTATATAAATAATCAATGATTTTATTATTTAAACTATTTGTATATGAATATTGAGTAATAAGTTGATTACATAATTGGAAATCATTTGAATCAAACATTTTATTACTTAAATATAATTCAAACCAGTTCATTAATTTATTTATTTCAGTAATTATAGGATTTTTCTTATTATCAGTTAATTCTAAAATATTAAATCCTAATGGTAAATCTGAAATTTTTATTATTTCTGGTAATAAATTTTTAATAACTAAATTTGAATCTAATAAAATCTTATTTGTTTCAATGTTAAATAATTTTAAAAAATAATTGGGTAAAATTAGATATTCATTATTTAAATTCAAAATAAAACTTTCTTTGTCACTATATAATATTTCTAATTGATTAATATTATAATATTCATTTATTATTTTATTTTCATTAATATTTTCTATAATATTAAATTTAGGAATTTTTAATACATAATACATTGATTTTAATAAATCACCATAATTTTCTATTTTATAAGAATTTACAGTATTAAAATTTTTATTACCTAAATTTTTTATATTTTGTATAATCGCAAAATTTGTACATTGTTTATATACTATTTTAAAAAATGTTATTTCTGGTCTATATGTTAATGGAGCATCTGCTATTCCTGTAGTTATTAATTGAATTAATCCTCCGTTCATAATACTATTAAGATTAAAATAGAAATTTATCTTTATATTTTAAATAAAATATAATTAATAATAATGTCAAGTGAGTATTATTTATATTGTGTTATTTTAAAAAATTGTCCATATAGTGAAGCTGCATTTTCATTACTTAATTCTTATAATAATATTAAAAAAGAATTTACTTTTGTCGAACAAAGTAATAAAGAAAATTATAAAACAGACCAAATCAAAACTTTTCCACAAATATATTTAAAAAAATATAATTCTAACGGTACACAACTTATTGGCGGTTATAATGATATTAAAAATATGTTTGATCAATTTTATGGTAATTATGATAAAAAAATACTAAGAATATTTTTAGATGAAAATAAATCTTGGAGTAAAAAAACAACTTTAAGATTAATTGAACTAATAAACACTTAATTTAAAATTATTGATTTATTTTTATATATACCTACTTCTTTATATTCTGTGTCATATACTTTTCCTTTCTCTTTATTTTCATAATAATATATAATTCCATTTACTTCTAAGCGATCTAATAATTCTTCACTATCTATATTTTCTATTTTATTTAATGATTCATTTAGATTTAATAATTCTTTTGGTTTTAGATATTTGCTTTTTAAAATATTAATATCTATTTTTTCTCCTTCTGCTATTTTATTTAATAGTTCATACTTCTCTTCAATTAATATTTTTGAATATTCTTTTTTGATTTTTTTATAATACTCACTTATTTGGTCTCGTACAATATTCAAATTTTCTTCAACATTTTCTAACGATGTAAATAATTCATTATTGATCTCACTAATCTCTTTTGATTTTTTCATACATTTGATATATTGAATAAATTTGTTAGTTTTTCAATTTTTTTAAAAAAATTAGTTATTTAATTTATGTGAGTGAATCCAACAAAAAATATTATTTTCAAATTTATATTGTCCTATTCTTGTACATTGATTACATTTTATTTTAGTATTTTTTATTTCAGTTAAATTTTTAGTGTAATATATTATTGGTATTGGTTTATTATATTCATAAGATAAAATTAAATTATTTACATCATTTGTATCAATCTTTTCTTTTATTTTTATATCTGCACTTTTCAAAATCATTTTTACTTCTTCGATTTGAACATCCATAATATATTACATTTACATTATTATTTTCTAAATTCAATTTTTTTATATTTGGATAAATTTTTTTACTATTTAATCCTGTATATGTTTTCAACGAAGTAGTATCTATCATTTTGTCTGATCTGGTATTCATTAAGTTGTCTGATCTGGTATTCATTAAGTTGTCTGATCTGGTATTCATTAAGTTGTCTGATCTGGTATTCATTAAGTTGTCTGATCTGGTATTCATTAGGTTGTCTGATCTGGTATATATTCTTTTGTCTGATCTGTTGTTTATTCGGTTGTCTGATATTGTATTAGTTATTGTATATTTTTGTATATTTGTTCTTTTATCCTTTTCTATATTTATTTTTGATAAAGAACAACAATCCACTAAATTGCTATCATTATAATCATCCCAAGAAGCATACATTCTACCTACATAAACCATAATATATACAAATAGATTTTTATTATTTATTTATTCATTTTTTTTCTCGTTTTAATTATATGGAAAAAATATCTTGGGTTAATACAAAAAATCTTAATATACAAAAAATAAATATCAAAATCAATGATTGTATTGAAACAAAACACTTTACAAATAATGGGAAAAACGTAGTTCAACTTAATAAAAAAATACATAAAATTTTTAATATTGACGATACTAAATCAGTATTATTAACATGTAATGGTGCTATGGGAATAAATGCTTTAATAGGAGGCTTAAATATTTATTATAATAAACAATTAAAATGGGCAGTACAATCATTTACTTTTCCATGTAGTTGTCAAGGACCATTAAAGAATAGTTTAATATTAGATATTGATGAAAACATGGGACCAAATATTGATAAACTATATGAACATATTAATGATTATGATGGTATTTTAATAACAAATTGTTTTGGATGTTCTACAAATATTGAACTATATGAAAACTTTTGTAAAAACAATAATAAACTTTTATTATTTGATAACGCAGCTGCTTCATATACAATATATAAAAATAAAAATCATTTAAATTATGGCAATGGTTGTATGGTTTCATTACACCACACTAAACCAATTGGTTTTGGTGAAGGTGGTTTTATTATTTTTGATAATAAATATTTAGAATCTATGGAAAAATCAATATGTTTTGGATTTTCTCAAAATGATAGATTGTTATTTGATAAAAATGCATCAAATTATAAAATGTCTGAAATATCTGCAATTTTTATTGATGATTATTTAAATAATTTTGAAAAAATATATGAACATCATAAAAAAATAATTAGTTATTTTATTGAAAAAATTAGAGAAAAAAATTTAGAAAATAAAACTTCATTATATAAATCATTTTCTAATTACAAAGATTCATTATTAGCAACTATACCTATAATTTTTAATAAAGAAGTTAATATAAATAAATTTATTGAAAATAATATTGAAGCTAAAAAATATTATTATCCATTAGATCATAACTGTAAAATGTCAGTTGATATATTTAATAGAATTATTTGTTTACCATTAAATTGTGACATAAATTACGATATAATTAATAAATATATCAATATTATATTAGAGTTAAATAATTCTTAATAAAATTTATTGATTTTATTATTTTTTATTTTTACCAAAATAAAATATTAAATCTAAATAATTATAATGCTAATCACTAAACTATTATTGTTTTTATTTATTTTTATTGGTATATATTATATTATTACATATTCAATAACATGTTTTTCAAATGTTACTGAAGATTTACCAAATATAAAATTTGCAATTGTTATTCCAACATTCTATCGAAATAATGGTAAAACAATACCATATTTAAAAAGATCTATTGAATCAATAATTTCTCAAGAACATAAATATTGGGATATTATTTTAGTTGGTGATAAATTTGAACCTGAACATATATTATTAGATTTTATTAATGAATATAATAATAAACTTCCAAAAAATAATAAAATAATATACATAAACAATCCTAATGTTGAAAGAGATTATATAAAAAATAAAGATAAACTTTGGTTATGTGCTGGTGCCACTAGTGTTAATATGGGACTTAAATATTGTAGAGAAAATAATTATAAATACTATTGTCATCTCGATGATGATGATTATTGGTCACCAAAACATTTACTTTATTTAGCTAAAATATATTCTAAATATCCAAATTGTATTTTTGCAAATACACAATCAACATATTTACATTTTGCATTACCACAAGAAATAATGGAAATTTATGAAAATAATAGACTACCAATTTCAAAAAAGACAGTACATTCATCTATTTCTTTTAGAACTGATATTATTCCTTTTTATTATGATACATCCTTAACAGAAAATGGTATTGATGAACCATCTGATTTATTACTATTAGATAAAATTAAAAACTTTATAATTAATAATAAAAAGTATTCATCAATTTATATACCGAGTCTTACATGTTATCATGATGTTGAAGGTGAGTTAAAGTAACATTTTATCAATAAAATCAAATCTTTTAACTAATAAATTATTATAATTAAATAGGTCAAAAACATTATTTTGTAATTCCTCTACTAATTTATTATAAAAAGTTCTATTATCATATAATAATTTTATTTTATTTACAATATCTTCTATTTTATCTTTTGATATAATAATAAAATCATTAAAATTAAAATTATTTAATTTATTTACATTAAAAGTATCTGTTGTTAATAAAAGACAACCATTTAATATTGATTCTATACCTAAAGGAAACCCATCAATAGCTTGACCTGTAGTTAAATTAATTAATATATCAACATTATTGAAATAATAATCATCTAAAATATCTTGACTCATTGGTAATATGCTAATTATATCATTTTTTAAATCAAAATATCCTATTGAAATAAACTTAACAAGATTATTAGGAAACTTTTGTTTATAAAGTTTTACTATTTTAATATATTCTTGACTGCCTTTTAACACATGATTACCCATAGATGTAAAACATATAGTTAATTCTTTTTTAATACTCTTTTTTACTCTATTTTTTTCATTTTTACAATAAAATGGTCCACCAAATAAATCAATTTTATTTTTTCTAGTTATATATTTTGAAATAAAATATTGTGTTGTTATTATATTTACATCTTTATGAATATTTTTCTCTAAAGTTGATAAAGATTTTATATCAGTTCCTCCACCTGGATATAAATGTATAAATTGTTTTTTATAAGGATAATTTAATATTTTATTAAAATCAGTATAATTCATTAAAAAAATATGATAAATAAAATCATAATTATTTACATTAAATACTTCATTTGTAAATTTTTTTTTTCTAAATAAATAATCAGCTTTTAATAAATTATTATATTTTGTACCATCAAAATTATTGTTAAATTTATTTAAATTATTATAACATGGATTAAAAATTAAAATATCGTATTCTAATAATTTAAATTTATCTTTTAATTCTTCATAATCAAATGTAAAAGTGTTATATCCAAAATTATTAATTTTTTTTATAACTAATACATCAGTATCATACTTATTCATAAAAGAAAAAATTTCTACTAATCTCCATTTTGAAAATTTTGTAGGAAATAATATATCTGTAATTAAACATCTTTTCTTTTGTTCATTATTTTCATAATTTTCAATTTTAAATAATAAAATAAAAGATAAAAATGATATTAATAATATAATATTGATTATTTGCATTATAATAAATTAGAATATATATAAAAAATAAACATTATTAAAAATATATATGAATAGTTATTATAGTGAAGAAGAACTTCAAAATTTAAATTTTAAAAGTATAGGTAATAACAATAAAATTTCAAGAAATACAAAATTTTATAATACTAAAAATATTACTATTGGAAATAATTGTAGAATTGATGATAATTGTATAATTTCATCAAGTAATAAAGGAATAATATTTGGTGATTTTGTACATTTATCAAATAATGTTAGTATTTCAGGTAATGCTCTTATAAAATTAGAAGATTTTTCTGGTTTATCATCAAAAGTATCCATTTTTGGATCAACAGATGATTATTCTGGTAAATCAATGACTAATCCGTGTGTAGGGTCTTTTAATGAATGTTGTACAAACATAACAAATGGTGATATTATTATTGGAAAACATGCTATAGTTGGTTGTAATTCTGTTATTTTACCAGGTTGTTCTATTGCATCAGGAGTAAGCATTGGTGCATTATCATTAGTTAATAGAAAAATAACAAAAATAGGTATTTATCAAGGTAATCCAATAGAATATATTAAGGATAAAGATGATAATTATTTAAAATTAGAAGAAAAGTATTTTAGTAAATATTATAATAAAACTACTAACACAATAATTAATGATAAAAATGAAACAAAAACTAATAAAAACGAAATTTTAACAAAAATTAATAATTTGTTAAATATTGATATTACCACTAAAAACAATGAAAAAATATTAAATATTGGTGTTGATTCATTAACGTTTATACAATTACAAAATATTATAAATAAAAATTATAATATTACTATTGATTACAATTGTACTATAAATGATATTTTAGAAATATGTGATACCAAAAATAAAAGTACCAATTCAAAATTAGTTAATGAAATCAATGAATCAAAATTAGTTAATGAAATCAATGAATCAAAATTAGTTAATCAAGTAAACGATTCAAACTCATCTATTACAATAATAGGTTTAGGACATAAATTATCATCAAAAGAGATTAAAAATGATTTTTATGAAAAAATTGTTGATACAAATCATGAATGGATTAAACAAAGAACAGGAATAGAACGCAAATTTATTTTAGATGAAAATGAAACACTTGAAGAAATTATAATTGATTCATCTTTAAAAGCTATACAATCTGCAAATATAAAATCTACAGAAATTGATTTACTTATTTTAGCTTCATCTACACCAGAAGATTTATTTGGAGATGCTAGTAAAATAGCTTATAAAATTGGAGCAACTAATGCATTTGCATTTGATATTAGAAATGCATGTAATGGATTTATAACTAGTATGATAACAGCTGAAAATTTTTTAAAAGATGAAAAAAAATATAAGGTTGCACTAGTTATTGGAGCAGATTGTTTATCAAGATATGTTGATTGGAATGATAGAAAAAGTAATATTTTATTCGGAGATGGTGCAGGTTGTGTAATTTTAAAAAAAAGTCAAGGAAAAAATAATGGTATATTGGATAACTTATTAAAAACTGATGGAGAATATAATTCTATATTAAACATATATTCTAAAACAGAAAAATCAACAATTAATGATATTAATCTACTTAATAATAATTATAATAAATTAACATTAGATGGAATTGGAGTATTTAATTTTGTTATAAATTTTATGCCTGATAGTATTGAAAAATTTTTATCTTCAAATAATATTAATAAAAATCAAATTAAATATTTTGTATTACACCAAGCAAATATTAGAATTATAGAAGAAATATCAAATAAACTAAATGTTAATAAAGAAAAATTTGTTTATAATATTGATAAAGTAGGAAATACTTCTGCTGCATCTATACCAATATTATTAGATGATTTATATAACAATAATAAATTAGAAAAAGATGATTTATTATTAATATCTAGTTTTGGTGCCGGAATGAGTGCAGGAATGATACTTTTCAAATGGTCAATGGAAAAAAAGAACTTAAATAATAAAGTAGCATTAGTAACTGGAGGAACTAAAGGAATAGGTAAAGAACTAGCAATTAAATTAAAAAATAAAGGATATATAACAATTGTATGTTCAAGAAATAACAATAATAATTTACAAGATATAGAACATTATAAAGCTGATATTTCAAAACTTGATGACATTAAAAATTTATATGAATTTATTTATAAAAAATATGGAAGATTAGATATTCTTATAAATAATGCAGGTGTTGAAGGTCCTGAAAATCCATTCACGATTACTGATATTGAAGATATTCAAAATTGTATTAATATAAATTTAATGGGAACTATATTACTTACTAAAAATATGATAAACCTATTAAAAGATAGTAAAGGAATTATTATTAATATCTCTTCAATAGCAGCTGGGGATAATATTTCAAATTGTTTTAAAAGAACTATATATTCTATGACAAAAAGTGCTATTGGAACATTTACAAGGGGGATTGCAGGTGAATTAAAGAATATTTGTAATGTTTATTCAATTAATCCTCCATTTGTTGATACTGATTTATTAGATAGAGTAGTTAATAAATATAATATTAATAAAGAAATGATTAATAGTAATGGAACAATTAAAAATTGTAATAAACTAATAAAACCAAATGATATTTCAAATATTGTTTCTTTACTTATAGATGGTAAAACTAGATATAGAAGTGGTGATGAAATATTAATACTTGATAGTAATAAAACTAGTTATATGAAATATTTGTATGAAAAAATGGATGATAGAGATAATAATAAATTTGAAATAAATGATATTGAAAATCATCCAATTTATAATTTATGCTTTTTCCAAGGACAAGGGTTAGAAATTAATATTGATATTGATTTAATCAAACAATATATTGAATTAAATAATTATGATAAATTAATTATAAAAATAACAAAATATAGTTTTAATGAAATATTAGATTTGAACAATAAAGAACCAATAAATACTCATTATCAACAATTAATTATATTTATAGCTTCATATATTTTATTTTGTATTCAAAAATATTATGAACCTTTATTTTTTAAAAACATTGGTTATATGGCTGGATATAGTTTAGGTGAAATCACTGCTTTAGTATGTTCTGAAAAAATTTCATTTGAAGATGGTTTAAAATTGGTTTATACAAGAGGATTTTATATGCATTTAATTTCAATAAAATCAAAAACTACAATGATAACAGTTAAAGGTTTAAGTGTAAATGATATTAAAAATAAATTATCGCCAAATATATTTTTATGCATAAATATAAATAAAAATATAAATATAATAGGAGGAGATAAAGGAGAATTAGAAATTTTTAAAGAAAAAAATGCAAATATATTAGTTAATGATTTATTAGTTGAAGGTTCATATCATACACCTTATTATAAAGAAGTTGCAGATGAACTATACATTGTATTAAATAATATTAAATATACAGAAACAAATATAAAAGTATACAGTAATTTTAATTCAATAATTTATAATAAGGATAATTATAAAGAGTTGATTAAAAAACAAGTATATAATACTGTTGATTGGTTTAATACAAATAATTTATTAAAAATGGAAGATATTGGTGATATTAAAGAAATAAATATTTCAAACAATTATCTATTAAAACAATTTAATTCATTTTAGTAAGAACAATTTAATTCATTTTATAAGAACAATTTAATTCATTTTATAAGAACAATTTAATTCATTTTATAAGAACAATATAATTCATTTTAACAAGAACAATTTTTATAATATACTGGATATGGTACTACATCTTTTATTGATTCCATGCCTGTAAATAACATACACAATCTATCCAATCCTAATCCAAAACCACCGTGAGGAACTGTTCCAAATTTTCTTAAATCTAGATAAAATTCTAATGGTTTAGGATCAACACCTTTAATTTTCATCATATTTAATAATTTATCCAAGTTTTCTTCACGCATTGATCCACCAATTAATTCACCTACTTTATGCGGCATTATTAGATCAAAATTTGAACAAGTTATTCCATCTTCATTTTGTTTCATATAAAAACTTTTAATAGATATTGGCCAATTTGTTACAAATACTGGATTATTGTTAAAATATTCTGTTAAATGATTTTCACATTCACTTGATAAATCTTCACCATATGCTATTTTTATATTTTCACTTTTATTTATAATTTCTATTGCATCTTTATAATCTAATCTTATAAACATACTATTAATTATTGCATTTATTTTTTCAATAATACCCTTTGATACAAACCCATCTAAACTTTTTAAATCATCAATATTATTTTCCAATAAATAATTACCAATAAATTTTATATATTTTTCACCAATATCCATTAAATCTTTTAGATTTATGAAACAATTTTCTATTTCCAAATGTGTAAATTCTGATAAATGTTTATTTGTACTTGAATGTTCACTTCTAAATGATTTATTTGTTGTATAAACTGCGCCTAAGGAACAACTTAATGCCTCTAGTTGTAATTGTGATGATACTGTTAAATATACAGGTTTTTCAAAATGATCAGCTGACCAATCATATTTATTTGTATCTTTAATCTTTTCTAATTTTGTTAAATCAGAAATATCTTTTTCAGTTACTTGAAATACTCCTGCGCCACCTTCACATTCATTTACAGTCATTATATTTGGATCCAAATGTAAGTAATTATTTTCTTTAAAAAATAAATGTGTAGCAAACGATATTGCACTTTTAATTCTAAAAACTGAACCATAAGTTATTGTTCTAGATCTTAAATGTGGATAGGTTCTTAGATATGTTAATGGTAATTTACCCTTAGATAATGGATAATCATCAGGTTCAGCATAACCTAATATTTTTAACTCTTCAACTTGTAATTCATATTTTTGACCTTTAGCTGGAGAATCTACCAAATTTCCTAATACTTTTATTGAAGTTCCTGTTGTTATATTATAACAGTTTATCTTATTATTATCAATAACTAACTGTAAACCATTTGATTCACTACCATCACTTATTTTGATAAAAGAGAAATCTTTTTGTGATCTCATTGTTAATACCCAACCACTTACTTCAATATTTTCTGAAACTGATAATAAATTTTTAATTAGCATTAATTATTTAGAATGATATGTTTTTAAATTAGTTAATTAAGTGAATATATTTTATTTTTAAATTTATATTCTTGAAAATGCATTTTTAATATTATTCTTTCTCACTATATTGAGTGGATTCAATAATTGAAAAATTTATTCCATTATATCTATTTCTTTTTTACTAATGAAGTAAAATATGATGTAATTAATTTTATAGAAAATAAAATTTAATATTGGATAAAAATATTTTGATTTAAAAGAAAATATTCAATTATAAATAATGTTTTTAATTGATAAATATCAAAATATTTCAAATGATTATATTTCTAAAAATCAAATGATCGAAAAAATATTAAACTGTTTTAATACACATAATAATATGTATAGAAATATTGATGAAATTATTAATAAGCCTCCAGATGAATTTATTAAAACCATTGAAGAACTTGAAAAAGGAACCTGGAAATATGCAAATTTTCAACATTTAATTATTTATGGTTCTTTAACAACAAATAAAGAATTTTTAGTTAATTTATTATTAGAAAAAATATATGGTAAAAGTGGTATTGAATTAAAAGAAGTTGATTATACAATTAATGGCTATGGAAATACCAAAACAAAAGTTTCAATTAAACAGAGTAAGTATCATATTATTATTGAACCTAATTCAAATGGCTTTGATAAATATTTAATACAAGAAATCATCCAAGATTATGCTAAAACAGAATTACTAAATATTTTAAAATATAAAAAATTATTTAAAGTTGTTGTAATTAACAAATTAGATAATTTATCATACTATGCTCAGGCTTCATTAAGAAGAACTATGGAAAAATATTCTGATAGTTGTAAATTTATTTTTATTTGTGATCAACTTTCAAAAATTATTGAACCAATAAGAAGTAGATGCATATTATTTAGAACTTCATTACCAACAAAAGAACAAATTTTTGAAACTGTATTACAAATTGTTGAAAAAGATAAAATTAATGTTAGTCTTGAAGATTATAATGAAATTATTAATTATTCTCAAAATAAAATTAATAATGCAATATGGTTATTAGAACTTAAAAAACATGATATTAATTATTCAGATAATTGGAATATATTAATTTATAATATTGTTTCTATGATATTGAATAAAAAAAATTATAATAATAAAAAATTTTTTTCGGTTATTAAAAAAATTAGAGAACTATTTTATGATTTGTTTATTACAAATATTCCCACACAAACAATAATAAGACTTATAATGATTAATTTACTTAAAAATGTTGATGATCTAAAACTTAAAATTAATATAACTGAAATTACTTCTATATTTGAACTTAGATTATCACAAGGAACTAGACATATTATTCATTTAGAAGCATATATTATTAGATTATTTTATCTATTTAATATGCACCTTAATGGAATTGATTATAAATATAACTTAGATCAACTAGAAATTTAATTAATTATTAAAAATTTATAAAAAAAAAAAAAATAAAGTTTAAACTAAGTTTAAACTTTTTTTAAAATCATATAAGGATATAATTTCTAATATACTATATAAACTTTTTATTTATTTATGGAATTTAGATGTAATAATTGTAATAAAAATTATCGTTCCTATCAAAGCTTATGGAACCACAACAAGAAATTTCATAAAGATGTTTGTAAAGGTACTGTAAATAATAGCGTAAATAATAGCGTAAATGTAAGTAAAGGGTGCGTAAAGGGTGTAAACAAATCACAGGAACTAATAAATAAATATATTTGTAAAGATTGTAATAAAAGTTTTTCTTGTAGACAATCAAAATATGAACATAAAAAAAAATATTGTAAAAAGGATTTAATAGTTTTAGAGAATACAGTTGTACCAATTACTACTATAAATAATAATAATATAAATAATGGTACAATAAATAATAATACAATAAATAATAATCATATAACTATAAATCAATTGGGTAAAGAGTCAGTAGATTGTTTACCAATAAATGATATACTAAAAATATTATCTGATGGAAATAATATGCCAATAACATGTATAAAAAAATTAAATTTTAACAAAGATATTCCAGAAAATCATTCTTTTTGTACAACAACACTTGAAGGGAAACATCAAAATAATTTGTAAAAATTATTTTGAGATTATCTTATAAAAATTCTTTTTTATAATGAAAACATTTCACAAGAATAAATCATAAAACACAAAAACCTGAAGTTTCTGAATTTAATTCAGAAATTAGTGCTAAATCAGGATTTAATCCTGATTTACCTGAAAAAATAAATAAAGTAGATTTTATTAATGAGGTATTAGATAGTTCATTTATAAAAAATTTTAAAATTTTTTGTTAAAAGTAAGTTATAAATTTTTTTAAAAATTTAAAACGTTCATTAAGATTTTTAAATAATATATCATTAATGGTTGAATTTGATGAGTCATTTCGTGATAAAATACCGTTAGATTATCAAAATAAAATTAAAGATATTGTGAATAATCAACATAAATTTATAGATGCAAAAAATAAAAAAGCCTTTTTTAATTGTATTAATGACATGAGCTACAATTTTAAAGATTTGATTTTAGAAACGTGGAAATTAATTCAACCAAATGAAATCTATATAATTGATGATAATGAACCACCATTAATTGATGAAAATTTTAATTATATGTCAAGTGATGATGAAAATTAATTTCGTAAATAATAAATTAACGAAATAATATTTTCTAAATTTTTTATATGAGTATAAATTTAGATGAAAAAATTAATTTAATCCATGAATTTATTTATAATAATTTAAATAATTGTTATGATATTGATAATATTAATATTGATAAAATTAAATTAGATGACATTAAAATACATTATGGAAATATTCAAAAAAAAATATACAATCAAATCATATCATCAGGTAAAATACAATTTAGTTTTGAAAGCCATAATAACTTATATTATAATGTATTTACTGATGGATTTCCTTATTTAGTAAAGTTATCTTCAACTTCTATTGATAAATCAAATAATGATGCTTTAATATCTTATATATTAAGTGAATTAGTTTTAAAACAAAAATTAAATATATTACTTCCTATTTTAAATATTGATATAAAAATTAATGATCTAAGTAAATTTTTAAAAGTTAAATCAAATAATTTTTTTGAAAAAAATAAAAAAAAAATAATTCAATTAAAAATTAGAGAAAATTTTAATAATCATCATCAAAGTAAAAAATATAACATTAATTGGAAAGTATTTTTATTTTTGATAATATATACACAAATACAAATTAAAAAATCATTTAATGAATTTAAACATAATAATTTGATTTTAGATAATATATTAATTGAAGAAAGACCACATAATACAATTTATGAAATTAATGGTATTACATATATTTTACCTGTTAATGATTTTACACCAAAAATAACTAATTTTGAAAATAGTTTTATTTCAAGTAAAATTAATAAAAATATTAATCAAAATATAGTTTTGGAAGAAATAACTGATAACGATGAAGATTATGATAGCGAAATAGTTGTTGAAAATAAAGATTTAGATGATAATATTATTGAGCCAATAATTAATAAAAAAGAAGATGATATGATTGTTTTATGTAAAGATATATTAAAGTTAAATAATAATTTAAATTTAGAAACAAAAAAATTTCTGAATAAAGTTATAGAGTTAAATAATATGAATTATGATAGATTATTAAATGATGAATATTTTGATGAATTTAAAGAAGTACCAAAGAGTAATATAAAAATTAAAAGTAAATTACAAGATAATAAAGATAAAATGTTAGGTAATCAAAAACATTTAGTTGATAATAATGTATATGCATCAAGAAGAAAAATTAAAATAGAAACAGAATCAGAATTAAATAATATTAAATCAGATGTAAATAATATTGTATCAGAAAAAAGAACTATTATATCAGAAAAAAGAACTATTACATCAGAAAAAAGACCTATTAAAACTGATGAAAATAATATAAGAAAAATAAAAAAAGATTTAGTAGGTGGATTTGATAAAACAATAAAGCCTCCTTATAAATCAGAAAAAAATACACCATTTCTTACAAATGATGAAAGATCTACATTTAAAAAAAGATCAGCAGAAAATCCGCCAAGAGAACCTCCAATATTAATGGAACAAACAATATATGATACATCAAAAAGTAAACCACCTGCACCACAAGTTCCTCCAGCATATATACCAGTTTATGATGAAGTTGGTAGTGCTGTTGCAACAATACCATCATTTAATAATTTAACTGTACCAAATCCAGCTTATAATCAACCATTTCAAAAAATATATAATATATCAATGTCTAATCCAATTTCAAACTATACATCAATAAATAGAGTTTTTGAAGATGTTATACCAGGTGATCCAAGATCTTTAAGTTTTAATACAATTTTTGAAAGAATACAATTAAAAAATTTTATGAGAAATATTATTTTAGATCATCACGATGGTGAAGAAATGTGTATTAATGGTGGTAAAAATTCAATATTATCATACATAAAATTGATGGAAATTAATCCATATTCTTTAAAACTTAATCCTTTTGAAGATTTAGCTCATAATTTTTTATTATTTAGAGCTGGATATCCAATTAGATATGATTCACAAAAAAATAATTTAGAATTAGCAAAAGAATCAGTTGGATTAAATATTAGATTATATAATATGTCTATTGGTGAAGTTAGAGCAGAAATAATTAACAAAAATATTAATAAATTTGATTTTGATTTATGGAGAGAAATTGAATATTACAGATTAATACGTGATGAAATTTTATTAAAAAATGTATCACCTAATTTTGCTAGTATGATATTATATAAAATTGATTCAAAATCTAATATTGATTGGAAACAATTATCAGTTGGTAAAACTACAATAAATTATAGCAATTCATATAAAATAAATGAATTACATGATTTAAAAGAATTAAATAAATTATTACAACAATCTAGATTAAAACCAAAAGGACCTGTTAATTTATTCTGGATAAATATTATTAATGATATTAAAAATAATTTTTGGCTTGATATAGAAGTTAACTTTAAAAATAATAATGATTATAATTTAAAATGGATTGATCCAACAAAAATAGATTTTCAAGATTTTATAAATAAAAATAAAATTACCAAATTTCCAACTATATTAATTGAATATAATACTAGATTTATTAAATATGAAGGTGAAAGAAATTTACATGATTTTCTAAATTATTTAAATTATGAAATATTAAATACAAATAAATTAGATTTAACAATTACAGCTGGTAGAACTTTAATATTAATGACTGAAGCACCAAATACTAATTTAATTAAATGGGCATCACCAATATATGAAGGTCATGGTTCACAAGTTCAAATGAAAGCTACTGGTTATAGAAGTAATGAAGTTTGGAAATCAGTAATATTTCAAATATTACATATTTTGGCTGTATTACAAGAAAAAGAGATATATTTTAGGGAATTAAGTTTAGAAAATAATTTTTTTATAAAAGATTTATTTTATGATCAAGCTAATCCTAAATATTGGATATATAATATTGATGGAGTTGATTTTTATGTTCCAAATTATGGTTATTTAGTTATTTTTGATTCTAACTATTCTGATATAAAATCACTAGTTGATATTGATTTATCTAAAAGAGAATTTAAAATATGTTCTAATAAATTATTCAAAGATAATAATGGATCATTTAATATTCAAACTTTAACATTTATAAATCAAATGAGAGAAATATTAAATCAATCTAACTTTACAAATAAATTAAGAGTATTAGGTGCACATCCTGTTGATACAGAGATATTAAATTTAATTGAAAATATATTTGTTAATCTAAAAACTCAAATAAAAGACTTATTTATAATAAACTTTAAAGAATATTTACATAATAAAATTGGAAACTTATTAATGATAACAGAAAAAGACTTGATTAATTCTAATTTTAGACCAATAAATATAAAAGGAAAATTAATAGTATGGAGAGAAAGATATGAACAATATAAATGGGTAATTTATAAAGAAAAAGATGAAACATCCGCAAATAAACACATAATAATTACTAAAGAAAATAATAAATATATTGATATATCAGTACATCAAAATACATTATTAGGATATCCACCAAATGAAAAAATAAGTTTAAATAATATTACAGATCAATCAATAATTGAAAAATACATATTATTATAATCTATTTTAATATTGAACTAAATAAAATTAGTTGAATTAAATATTGAAATCTAAGATTTTTCTAGATAATTACTAACTTATTGTTTATAATATTCTTTTGGAAATTGTAATGTGTCTCTTATATTGTATTATCAATAATATTATACACAAATTTTATTAGGTGTGTTTCTATTAAAATTTGGAACTACTTCAGGATTATTCCAAATATATTCTCTAGCTGGTATAATTAATGGATCACCTCTTAGATCATAACTCATATTTTTAGTATATCTTAATTTTGGTTTCCACCAATTAAAATCTATTATAGGAATAACATTATTTGGAAAAATATCATGGATAAATGTTTCTCTTGTTGATATAATTATACATAATAAAATAATAAAAAGTATTAGTATCATTATATATCTTTATATTTTTTTAAACCATTTGTAATGGGGTATTACTAATTTGTTTTATAACTTTTATAAATTCTTCCTGTATACGTGTTGTATCATAAATAAGTACAATAGACCTATACCATCTCATAAAATTTTCTAATCGTGTTTTAATTTCATAACCATTTAATCTAATATATTTTTTATTTAAATATTCAAATGATGGATTAATTTTTATATCTTCTTTAAATTCAGGATTAATTTTAGATATTAACATCGTTTGTAATTCTTCACTTGAAATATCAGGATATAATATTCTTAAAAATGAATAATAACCTGAATGAATATAACAATACTCTGTTCTATCAAGATATTGTGGACCTTCAACAATTGGACATGTTTCTGATTGTTTATAAAATGTATAATCATTAAAATCTGGTATTTTTTTGTGGATACTTTCTAATACATCAAATACTTTTGAACTATTATAAAATCCTGATACACCATGAGGTTCAAAATGTTCAATGTATTTATTTTTATTATTTATAAATAACATATTAGAATGTAATTTAAATTTATAAGATGGATCTTTATGATTTTTTATATAATTTGAAATATTATTTATTTGAGTTTTTTCTTGTGATATATCTAATAACATTATTGGAACAAGTACATTTTTTTTATTAGAAAAACAATAATTTAACTTTTCTTTATAATCATCAAAAGCTTCATCATCAATTGTATAATTATTATTAATATATAATAATATTTCTTTTTCAATATTATTTTTATTTTCTTTATTAGAATCAATCATTTTTCTATAGTCATTAATAAAAACTAAAAATTGATCTCTATTTTTCTCATTATTATTATCTTTTATTAAATTCTCAAGTTCCACTATTGAACTCTCAAGTTCTTTAATACGATTTTCAGAAAATATTTTTGATGTATTTTTTTCTTTTAATTTTTCATCTATATCAATTAAAGAATTAATCAATAAATTAATTATATAATCTTTTGTATCTTTATTAAGATCTAAGAAAAATTTTATTTTGTTTTTTATTTTAATTAAAATTAAATAACATGAACTTGATATGTTTGTAGTAGTTTTACTTAAATACTCTGTATTAAGTTTCCTTGAAATAATTTTAAAATTATCAGAAAATGTATTATGAAAGAAAAAGAAATTTTGTTTAATATCATCACTATTATCAAAATAATTAATTGATTCTTTTAAAATATATCTAAATAGTTCTACATTATTTTCATTTAAAAATAGATTATGTGATTTTTCAAACTGATTTACATATACATCATATAATAAAGAACACATAAAGTATCCAATTTTTTTAATTTTTAAAATTTTATTTTGATATTCTTTTATTTGTTGTATAAGCTCTTTTTTTTCTTCTAAATTAATATATTCTAACATTTTTGGAGGAAAATTTTTATTTCTATAATAATGTGAAACTAAAGTTAGTGGTTTTATTTCAAGTTCAAATGTTTTTGTTTTAATTTTATTTAAAATGATTAAAACTAAACTAGATAATTTATTATATTCTGTTTCATATTCATTAAGTTCTGTTGTACGTTGACTTGACAAAACTTTTGTATGTAGTTGAATTAATAAATCATTAGAATATATTTCTTTAATAATTTCATCATTTTTAAATTCTTTATCAGAACATATATTGTCTTTATTTGTACCTCCAAATTGTGATAAATTTTTATGATAAATATATTTTTTTTCATATATATTTCTTTTACTTATATTTTTAGTATTAATCAATTTTGATAAATATTTATTGATTTTATATTTATTATTTTGACTTTTTATTTCCATATATTTGGATATAAAATTATTATATAGTATCTAAAATAATTTTATTAGTTGTTTTCCAGTCATTCATGTTAATAATTTTTTGTTCTGGTATATTGAAATTATATTTTTTATTTAAATTATCAACAAAGTTATTTAAGTCTTTTTGTAAGTCATATGATTTAATATTTGTTTTATAACACACTTTTTTATCATTAACTTTTTTTGAAAATTGTATATAATCAACTTTATTGATATTAGTTATACAAAAGTTAGACGGTAATTTTGGTCTATTATTTTCTTTTAGTTGAGTATTATCAATAAAATTATAAGGATTTTGAACTGTATATTGGTTAATTTTAAGATTTGGAAATTCTGTATTTATAATATTAATTAATCTATCTAGTTCAGTTTGAATACACATAGAATTTAATTTTATTTTCTTATTATATCTATTAGTATCAATCTTTTTATTAAATGATAAATACCAAACATTTTTTTCTTGATATAATGAAAAATTATCAGGTAAATCTGGTTTTTTATTATATGTTTTTATTTTTTCGTTATTTTCTTTTATTATATTATTTAATTCATCATCAGTATTGTTTATTTCTTCTTCTGTAGTATTTATTTCTTCTTCTGAACTATTTTTTTCGTCATTATCTTCTATAATTTCATTGTTAACATTACTAAAATCTAATATTACTGGCTTATCTAATTTATAATATGGCATTTTAATATCTTTATATTTTTCATTTAAAAGATCAATTAAATTATCAATCATTAGTTGTAAATCATTATGTGTCAACACCATTTTATAATTTAATCTTATTGATGGTGTTCTATTGTCATATTCAAATTTATATTTATTATATTTTTTATCAATAAATAATCTTAAACCTTTTGGTAATACAAAATTAGGTTCAACAATTTTTTTATATTCTTTGTCACTAATTTTATTATCTAAATGTTTTAATTTTAGCTTAACTTGTTCTAGTTTATCTTGAATTGAAACATTATTAGATTTTGTTGATGACCAATATTTATCTAGTTTAGGGTGATTTTCAATAGTAAAAAATTCCCTCCAACTATTTTTCTCCTTATTATAGCATCTATTATTATAACATACATGTATTGGCAAATCAGATTGACTAATACTATTTGGTAATGGACATGCATTTTTTTGCCTTTTTTGTTTTCCTTTATTTAAATTTTGTTCAGTCATTGATGCAAAACGTAAGTTTTCTCTTCTATTATCAAGTTTATCTCTATTAATATGATCAACTGTTTTTTTCATATCAGAATTATTTTCAAAATGACTGTTCATAATATATTGATGTAAGTAAAGTGTAATTTTTTTTTCTTGATTATGTATTGATGATGTTATATATCCAGTATTATGTAAATACCATGTTGGTCTAACATTATTAAAATTAAAAACTTTTTCTTTATCTTCAATTGAAAATTTTGTATATACATCATCAATAATATGCATAATGTAATATTTGTTATTTTCAGCATCTTTAACTTTCCAATAATGATTTTTTTCTTGACCAAACAAAGCACCACCAGTTATAATTTTTGGTTTTCCTCGTTTTAATATTTCAACGTTTTCGGGGTCATTAATTTGTTTTTTTTCTTTTTGTGTTATTATAATATTTTCAGATCGGTAATCATCTGAATTATTATTTTTAAATTCTATTTTTGTAAAATTAGAATTATCAAATAAAATTTCAATTAAACTTTTATCTTTGTAATAATACAAATTATTTTCAAGTTTTATTAAATTTTCAAGATTTCTTTTATTTAATAGTTTTTCTACTTTATTATTATCAATTTTAATTATATTATTGATGATAAAACAATTATCTTTTTGACTAAACTGAACACAACACTGCATTAACATATTTAGGTAATATGACTTTAAGTTACTTAATCAATTTTTTATTTTTAATTTAAGTATATAAATGATGATTATTTAATAATATTTTATTAAAACATTATTAATATAATTTTAATGATGTAATTACAACATAAAAATGTGCAATTATGTTTAATTTGAATATGCAGTTCCAGCCATACCAGACATAACTCTTAACACATTGTAGTTGAAGGCATAGATGTTAAGTAATGAGTTACTGTTGGCACCAATGAAGTCATTAACGTAACTGTTATCAGCAGGTTGATTGTCAAGACCAACTTTAACTTGAAGGGTAGCATTATCAATTCTTGAGAAGTTGCATGTTCCAGATGGTTGATGATCTTCTGGTTTTAGGGCAAAAGAGTAAACGTTAACACCATCAGCAGGGGTATTTGAGAAATGTTGGTAAGGTTGAACGTAGTTGAAGTAGTAACCATCTCTTTCTTGGAATCTATCGGAACCATTAAGTTGTAGTTTAGCGGATGAAACAGGATTGTTAGTAGCGTTTATGTAGTTACCATAGTTAAAGTGATCTTGAACTGTAACACCAACAAACTCTAAGTAAGCTTGCATATCAGTATCAGTAGTAAGATCCCAATCAGAAACTAATGATGCAATATCTTGGGACATATCCTTCATAGTAACGTTATTTTCAAGGATGACAACATTTTCAATAGTAACAGGTTCAGATGTAGTAGAAGTATTTGTAAACTGAGAGAAAACTAATTGTGCTTTAACTAAACCTGCTTCTTCAAAACCCGTAAAACCTACAGGACTAGTTATTTCGTTATTAGCTGTTGATTCGTCAGTACCAATAGTAAAAAAAATATTTCCAGAACTATCTTTTGCTTCTGTTAATCCTATTCTTGTAGATAACCAAAGATGTTTAGCAAATCTTTCTCTTGCAGCTTCCCAATCTTGACTATATACAAGGTAATTAGTTCTTGTAGCATATTTCTCAAGGTGAGGTGCCCATACAAGGAATTTGCAAGGATGGTTGAAGTTAAGTCTGTATTTATTGTTGGTTGAGGTTAAAGTTTCAGATCCAGTGAATTGAAGTTGTTCAATTAAATATTCATGAGATGCTTGAGCAAATCTTTTTCTTTCTTCAGAGTCAAGGTAAACATAATCAATGATTAATGAAGCTTCAGCCATACTTACACTAGGTTCGTCACCATCAATTGCGATGTTAACACACTGTGATGCTGGTCTGAAATCAATTGTTACTCTAACATCGTGATATTGAAGAGCAATTAAAGGAAGAGCTAAACCATTGTGTCTGTTGAACCAAAATTGAAGAGGAACATATAAAGTGTAAGCAGGTTTATTAGAAGAATCAATAGTGGTTAATTCTGGAACATCACCAACCATTCTAGCAAAACCTCTTTCTTGTCCAACTTTATGTGAAAGTTCCCACCAGATGTTTAGCCAATCACCATATTGTTCATCAATTTTAGAACCACCAATTTCAATTTTGTAGTGTTGAACAATAGCAAGACCAAGTCTTCTAACATAACCCCAATTAGTTCCATCATTTATAACACTTTTTAAGTTGATCATGGTATACATGTTGGTGATTAAATCACCGTTTCTGTTGATGGTGCATGTAACAGTTCTTCCAAAATCAGAATTACCAGTGAAAGTTTGTGGAATAGGTTCTACGGAGAAGTTGGTATGTCTTCTGTAGATGATTTTGAAGAAAGTAATTTGTGGACTACCAGTAAGGTAGACATCTTGAGCGCCATAGGCTACGAGTTGCATAAGACCGCCTCCCATTTTCTATATATTATATCTTAGAAAAAATAAAAATTTTTTATAATAAAATTAATTATATTACATAAAAAATGATATTTTAAATAAAAAATTTTCAATATTTAAATGTTTTTAATTTTTAAGTAAAATTATGTTTTATTTTTAAAAACTAAATATTTTTATCAAAAAATAAATTCTCTATATTTATCATTTTATCATTGTTGTTGTTTATCCAAAATTCTATTTTGTTTGATAACTCTTTTAAACGTTCGTTCCATTTATCTACGTCTTTAATTTGTAATAAGCCTTTTTTATTTACTTTCCAACATGAATCAATCAAAACATTTTTTTTATCATAATATTTGTCTGGATTAAAACGAATAAAAACTATATTTCTATGATTTAAATCCTTAGATATTTCCATCAATCTTTTATTTTCACATGATGTATCATATTTACAATGTTGGTTTTCATCAATTTCAATTATTAATATATGATAACCTAAATCCAATAATAAATCTGGACGTCTTTTTGAACAACCATCAAATATTTTTTTATCATAAATCCAATCATAATTATTATATTTATTTTTAATAAAATCTACTACATTTTTTTCTTTTGTTTTAAAATTAGTTGTTATTTTGCTTTCAGGAAATAAATGTATATAACAAAAAAAACAATAACCATCATATTTTTTATTATTTCCAACATAAACATCACATAATTCAAATTTACACTTTTTTGTTTCTTGATTTGTCATATTATCTTTTTTATGCTGTTTGCAATATACTGGTTTTTCACCATTATTATTAAACATTGCCCTTCTAAAACATCCTTCTTCAATACAATGAGCTGATTTTACATCAACCATATTTTCTAATTTATGTTTTTTACAATATAAGCCATTTTTTTTATCTTTATAATTATAACAAGGTATTATTTTACAATTTTCATAAATACATGTTTTAGTCACAATGTTCATCATATTATCTTTTTTATGTTCTGAACAATATAATGGTTTTTCAAAACCAAATAATGCACTTTTGGCACATTCCAAACATTTTTTATGATTAATATCAATCATACTATCTAATTTATGTTCAGAACAATACAACCCTGATTTCTTACCTTCATAATTAAATGAAGCTAATAAGGTACAATTAATATGCTTGCATACGTGATTCAAATGAATCATACCCTCTAATTTATGTAGTGAACAAAACTTTGGTGCTTTTTCACTAGGTAAATTATATGATGATTGTTTTTTACAACCTTTTTCATTACAAATTATAGATTTAATATTAATCATACCATCTAATTTATGTTCATCACAATATAAACCTATTTTTTCATAAGGTAAATTATAATAAGGTATTTTACCACATTTTAAACATTTTTTATGTTTAACATTAATCATATTTTCTGTTTTGTGTTCGGAACAAAATTTTGGTTTTTCATTTAATGTATTATATGATGCATATTTATCACAATTTATAAATTCACATTTTTTCCCCATAAACTTAATAAATATGAATTAAAAAAATATTTTTCAATTTTATTTAAAGATTATAAATCAAATAAATATATTATACAATGTCATCTAAAATTAAAGGTGATGTAAAAAAACAAAGTGAACTTGTTCAACAAATAAAAGAATCACAAACATTAGATAAAAAACACAAAGAAATGGTTAATATATTTAATAATAATAAAATAAAAAAAGAAGAAATTTTGAAAGAAATTGATAAAATTGATAATAAGATAAAAAATTTATCTAATCAATATGAAAATACAAATATGGAATATATTAAAAAAAGAGCAGAATTAATTAATATAAAAAATGATAAAGAATTTGATAAATATAATTTAGAAGATAATTATGATGAAATGGATTATTATGATAGAACTGGAGATTTAATAATTCAATATTATGAATTAAGAGATGGTGAAGTTGAAACAAAACAAGCTAAAAATATTTTATTTTTTTTGGGAAATAAAAAAGAAGAACCTATTACTGATACAAAAGAAATTAATAGGGCAGAATTATTTAATAAATATTGGCAACGAATTGAAGGTATTAGAATTAATATTGACGATGGATCTAAACGTGTAAAATATTGCAAAGAGTGTAATTTTGAAAAAATATTTGATTATAGTGTTTCTGCATATGTTTGTCAAGTGTGTGGTGTTGTTGAAGAAATTATCTTAGATGAAGATAGACAAATCAAAGATTATTCTCCGTATAAAAGAATTAATCATTTTAGAGAATGGATTAATCAATTTCAAGCTAGGCAATCTCCTGATATTCCTGAAGAAGTATTTAAGGAAATAATAAATGAATTAAATAAAAACAGAATAACAGATTTAAAAGTATTAAATAGAAAGAAAATGAAAAAAATATTAAAAAAATTAGACTATAATTCATATTATGAACATGTTCATTATATAATTAATAAATTAACTAATTTGCCACCACCTAAAATAACAAGGGATATGGAAAGAATATTTATCAAAATGTTTAATAAAATTGAAAGTATATGGCATATTTATAAACCTGCTAATAGAAAAAACTTTTTATCATATCCATATGTTTTATACAAATTTTGTGAATTATTAGAGTTAGATCACTTATTACCATGTTTTCAATTACACAAAGATGATGAAAAACTTATGGAAGATGATGAACTATGGAAAAAAATGTGTAAACACTTAAATTGGGAATTTATATCTTCAATATAAATATATCCAAATAAATTTTCCTGAATTTATATCTTCAATATAAATATATCCAAATAAATTTTCCTGAATTTATAT